CGCCGATTGTGCCGTAGGTGTATTCCTCACCCTCACCGACTTGCGGTAAGTAGCCAAAATCACCCAAGCCAACACGTTTAGCCGCGCGGAAGTCGGTTAATGTGCCGCGAGAGGTAAACTGATCAAAGTTTTCCGCTGCGGTTTCCCAACCTTTAAGCAAGGATTTGTGCGCCACATCAATTAAGATTTGACCAAAGTCAGAGCTTGAGTGGGTAAATGCCAAACCAACCATGCTCATTGCATTTTGACCCGATACACTAATACCGCGGTCAACCAATGATGCACGAGCAAGTTCACGCAAGGTCATTGAGTTGTAAGCATTGTCTTTGGCATTTACTTTATCTTTGTCGATGCCTGCACGAGCCAATAAGGATTGTTTTACGCTATCACCAACGATGTTACCGTTATCGGCATAAGGTGTTACTGCTGCGCTTGGCGTTGTATTTGCACCAAGTTTTGCTAATAATTTGTCTTTGGCTTGCTCTGCGGTAATTGATAAATCACCCAAGCACTCAACCAACAAAGAGTCGTGAGCTGAGCCAAACGGTGCGAATACCGCTTTAATATCCGCATTGCGTTTATTTAATTCAGCTTGCACTTGTGCAGTATTATCTACTGTCATAGTTTGAGTTTGATTTACTGGCGCTGATTGTTCAGTTTGTGTTGCTTGTTGTGCAGATGCGCCAGCGTTGCCTTGTGGCTTAAACAACATATTTTTAATTTCGTTAGGCATTTTTTCAAAGTCCTCTAATTTTCGTGATTTAATAGACGCCATCGCCACAAGTGGTTCGGCTAGTTTGTCGGCAAAGCCTTGTTCAACGCATTCTTTACCGTTGAGCCAAGTTTCCGCCGATAGCATTTCTGCTAATTCTTCCGGTGTTTTCCCGGTTTTGTTTGCGTAAGCTGGGATTAGCGTATTTTCGACTTTGTCTAATAAGTCGGCATACTTGCGCATATCCTCAGCATCGCCACCTTGGATACCCCAAGGCTTGTGGATCATCATCATTGCATTTTCTGGCATGATTACTTCATTTCCTGCCATTGCAATAACGCTCGCCATACTTGCCGCCAAACCGTCAATGTAAACTGTTACATTGGCTGGATGATTTTTTAGCAAGTTGTAAATAGCGATTCCGTCAAAAACATCACCGCCTGGGGAATGGATATGTAAGTTAATCTGTTTTAAGTTATTGCCGCAGTCTTTTAAGTCCTGCGCAAAGCTCGCAGCAGACACACCCAAAAATCCGATCTCATCGTAAATCGAGATCTCTGCCGTATCGTTGGCTTTGGCTTTGATTGAGTACCAAGACTGGTTATTCGTCTTTGTCACGTTCGCTGCCATTGCCATTGGCGACAGAATCATCTTTTGTTTTTTCATTTGTCGTACCTGTGTTAGTTAAATCCGTGTCAAACTTCAGCCCTAATTCTCGGTTTTCGTCCACCTCAACTTTACGTCTGCGTTTAACTTCTGCCGGATTGCTACCGCTTGCGCGTACTGCTTGGCTTTCCGTTGCCAATCCACCTTTGATCCGCTCTTTCCACGCTTGCGCCTCTTTTGTCGGATCAATCCATGGCATCACAGGTCCGCTATAAACAGCGTTATAAAGTGATGCTGGATCAATATCGACTGGCACCTTAATTTCACCGCTGACAATCGCCATTTTTAGCCATTCGCGGTAGATTGGACGGGAGATATGCGCAACAAAGGTATCTTGTAAAACGGAGTAACCCTCAAAGCTCTCCACCAACTCTTGCCGCTGGCTTGAGTAAGTACCGTTATAGTCACGGGCAATGCTTGAGTAACTGGAGCGAGTACCCGCTGCGGTTGCTCTTAATTGTCCATTCCTAAAGGGTTCGAGATTGACATTTGGTCGATTAGAGTTGATTAGACCAATATCTTCACCTGGCTTTAAATCATCAATAATTGCACCAGGCGCTATCTCAAAGTCACGCTCTGGGCTATCTGTGCTGTAATCCTCGTTGTCCCCATAGATCGCAGCATCACCTTTTCGGATATACATCGTAAAGGCGGCGGCAATTCGTGCGGCCACACGCTCGCTCTCTTCGTAATCTTTAAGATCTGATAGGCGGACAATAACACCGTGCAACATCGACACACCACGTAATTGGTGTAGGCGTTTTTTAAACGCAAGGTGCAGCATATTTTCCGCGGGCACCATTTTAACTCGCCCATAAGTGCGGTTATTTTCTTGCGGGTTATCCATGTAAACCCGATAAGACACAGGACGACGCCAGGCATTAATCTCTATACCTTGGATTACATTAGCTGTATCAGATTGCCACATAGGCACAAAATCAGGCTCCAATGCCTCAAGGCTAAATGCAATGTCAGTACTATGATTAAGTCCCACCACAGATCCGCGCACAAGTTGGATAAATACCTCACCATCTCGTAACCAAGTGCGCAAAAGCATTCGCTCTAATTCTGGCCGAGTAAATTGTCCAGTAACCTCAGGTCTAACAGACCATTCCGCCCATTTTTTTCGGATTTGCTCTGCCAGCACCTCGTCAACATCGCCATTTAAATTTAGCGGCTGTGGTTCAATATGGATACCCCTTGAGCCAATAACCCGCTCCTCCATCTTATCCAAGATGCCGATCACAATATCGTGATTTTGATCTAATGCCCGCGCTTGCTCTCGCAAACTAACCGCACTTTGTTTGGTCGATACGTTAGCGCCTTGGCTTTCGCGTTTCGCTTTATGTGTACGGCTTGGCATTGCCGCCTCGTATGCGTTCATCACATAACGGCTTTTTGCTCGTTGTGCGCCCCATTTAGGCGAGATCGCGGCAATCGCTTTATCTAATATTCCCATTATTTAAAATCTCGCATATTTGATTCTGTGGCGTTTAACGCGCTGTCTTGTTTCCGCTAATAACTCATTAAGCATTTGTTGATAGCGGTCACGTTGTTTTGTCCATTCGGACACTTGGTAAGATACCGATCGCCCATTAAAGCTAACTTGGCTTTGGGCGTTTTCGATTTTTTCATCAAGCGCTCGGATTTTTTCTTCGAGTTCGTCTCTGTCGTAGATAGCCATTTTTGCCCCAATAAAAAACCGCACTTTTTACGGTGCGGTTAGTTAAGTAGTGGTAATTCGATTTGCAATTTGTCTTCAAAGATTTTTAGCGTTGCTTCAAGTAACGGTTTTTTACCCTTCCAGTCATTCAACGCCTTACCACAAACGCTTGCTAATTGTTTTTCAGCTTTATGCTCGCCTAATGCCTGGTAATATTGCTCAAGCAATGTCATATTGCCAGATAACAATTGATCTTGCATAAAATTAAATGCTTTGATGTAAGAGATCTTAATTGCCATTGCTTTTTTGGTTTTATATCCCATAACCAACAACATAAAACCGTCTTTTGTCATCTCAAACATTGGGCGCTTTTCGCCTTTTTTATCGATATATTCAACCAATCCAAAATTGGATCGGTTAAATTCATCATCGCCAGACTCTAAAATCTCGCGGATATCACGCATTACGTGAGCGTGTAACTTACCAAAAACTCTAGCAACTGTTTCGGATGTGGTAATTGTTTTTGAGTCTTTATTTTGTACAAATTGTTTAAAGTTTTCAGGGTTTGCTAATTGCATTTATAACCTCCAAATTCAGATAATAAAAACCCCGACCGTTTCCGATCGGGGCTTGAGTTATTACCGCAACATTCCCACCTTTTTACAGGCTCGAAATCTATCGATTTAAGGCTGTTTGGGAGTTAAAGCCAACCACTTTTTTTGCCACCACCACCGTTTAGCCAATTACTTTTTGTTTTGGGTTTCGGTTGCGGTTTTACTTGTTCAATTTCTACCGCACTTTCTGTTTCTTCTTCCGGTGCAGTTATCTCTTTTCGGATTACATCAGGATTTAATCCAGGTAGTTTTGCCCAGTATGGGACATTGTCCTCATCGCCCCACTTAATACGTTCATAACCACGCAAAATAGCGATCGCATGGGTATAGCAAAATAAGTCAAACGCCTCATTGTTGCCCTTACCTGGTTTACGCCATTTGCCGTCTTGTCCGCGCTCCTCATAAGTCAGCTCATCAAAAAACCATTCGCCTAACCATGATGGGAAGTGAATGTAATTGGCACCAACAGTCTCTCGACTCAGTGCATTACTAATGCGATCTTTGAATTGATCTGTTTGGAGTAAATACAACGGTACATCACCGCGTGCTTTAGCATGACGATCTGACCGTGAGGTATTATCAGGATAGGTGCGAGAAATCAGTTTCTGTCGTTTGGTACTATCACCTTTAACGAGATACACTCGTTTTGATATGCCATCACGCTTACATCTACGCCAAAACTTATAGGCGTTATCTGTTACACCGTCCTCACCGCCGCTATCCACAGCCATTGCAAGGATTGGCATAAACCCACCGTCTAACCCCTCAATGCGATATTGCTTATTAAGCACATCACTAATGAGTAAATCCCAGTCCTCAGGGTAGGCGGACGGATCAATTGGTAGGCTTTCCCCCTCTGAATTGCTCCGCATTGATGATTTAATGTTGTATCTATCAATGAGCCACCGTTCGCTGTTTTCACCATAGCCCACAATTTGGACGACAAAACGGCGATTCCGCCCACCCTGTACGTCAACCGCAGCCAATAAAAAACGGCACCCATAAGGTACCGTTCTTTTTTCTGTATCTTCTCGCCGCTCCATCAACTCATCACTTCGGCGTTGCTCAAGTGCGGAGCGTGGTAAATAAGGCAATCCCCAGTCTGTATTTGTTACTGCCTTTAGCGTTTCTTCACTGCCTGTCATTTCAAATTCATGTTCGGCAGTGAGCAATTTATAAGTTAATTGAGCCCATGTTTGGTAAGCGGCTGCAGGGCCTTCCAGCCAAAATGATGCAATACGAGAGTTTCTTCCCTCGCCATGGATTACACCGTCTTTATCTATCGTTTGGCCCTCTTTTAACCACTTGCCGCCAATGTTTAATGCGCGTTTCTTGTCAGGATCTACGAGAGATTGACAATGCGGGCATTGTAAACGAGCGTTTTCGCTTGCCTTAACATAGTCGGTATCATCTCGATACCCCACCATATTTGCCATTGATGGCTCAAACCATTCTTTGCAATGTGGACATTGCCAATAAAATCTGCGTCTATCGCCGCGATTATATAAAGATAAAATTCCAGTTGTTGGCGGTGCCTCGTGAGTAGTTTTTGGATGATGTTTTATATCAACAATATCCTTGCCTGGCGAACTCTCTACAAGTGTCATACCGGCACTCATAAATGTAGTCGTCCGTTTGGATGCTAAACTAAATCCATCCCCCTCGCCGTCCACATCATCGGGCCATCGGTCGTAATCTGTTAACGCAACGTATTTGTAATCTGATGATGACAATACGTTGATTGACGGCCAACCAATCTTTAATAAATTACCTGCCCTAAAATATTTATCGTGGACATTGTTATCGTTTTTACGCGGGCTTAATCTTTTTGCAATCTCAGGCGAGCATCTAAAAGTGCGGTCTAAACGTTTACGACTATGCTCACTGGCTTTCTCTTGTGTAAGTTGCACCAAGAGGAAATCAGACGGATCGCAAATAATCGCATAAGTAATCCAGCCATCAATCAATCCGATTGTTTTACCTGTACGAGCTGGCCCAACAAAAATTACTGCGTCATACTCACGAGAGTTTAGGCAGTCCATCGGATCTAACATATATGCAGCAGTATCTTTATCCCATTTAACAGAGTTCCCCCCACCAACTGGCACACGCATATATTCCGCTACGGCTTCCGATACTTTCATTCGGCGAGGCGGTTTAAGTAGATTTGCAATATCTCGCCTAATATCTTTAGCTGATGCAAACATGGCTACTCCTCTGATTTATTATCGCCAGCCTGTATGCGCGATGACATTTGCAATTTAATATCATCAATTACCTGCATTACACGGATTAATTGCGATGGATTTAATCCACAATCACGCTCTAAAATATCTGGCAATGTATCAAGTGGCTGCACTACTGATTTTGCTAAAAAGCTCATCTCTTGAGCAACTTCAAACGCCAGTACTAATTCCCCTGTGTCTCGCTCATATTTAAGTCTTTCATTTTCCGCCTGCCAAAATGCCCGTCTCTCAACAGGTGACAAGCTATCAACATCTGCCGTCATTTTTTCGGCAAGCCCGATTTTGATTAAATCAGATAGTGCATAGAGCTTTAATTTGGAATTACTGCCAATAGCTGGCGTTAGTCCTGCAAGCCTTTGTGACACGGTTTGCCGATGCATTCCGACCAGTTCGGCGATCTGATTTATATTGAGTTTTAAGTCGTATAAATTATCCATAGCCGAGACCGTTAAAATGCCCAAAAAAGGAAAAAGATGATGATGCCTAAGATGTCAAAAAACTGTCGAAAACCGCGCGCCCGAAACCCCGTGGAAAGGGGTATCCCCTCAGGAGTACCTTTTAATCTTTAAAATCAAGCCTTTTAAATAAAAAAAGACCGCACTTTATTTGGCGGCCTTAGTTTGATTAATCCACTTATTAATGTTTGTAATTTGGCTAGCACACATATCACGCTCACCTTGCACTATGATTAAGTGTTCTACCGCCTCACCGTATGTACTGCCGGTAAATGGAGTTTTTACACAAGGCGTCAAGAAAGCTTGAGGCGGATAGATATACTCCGTCTTTGTTGTTACTTTGTTAGTGCAACCGCTCAATAGCATCGTCATAGATGCGAGTGTTATAACAAGGCTGTGATTTAATAATCTTTCTGACAACTTGCACTTTGTCTTGTGTTGTTTGTTTAATCTCATCGTTAATAACTCTCTGCTGTTCCACCGCTTGGCGCTCTGCCTCAATCGTATCTTTTAGCGATTGATTGACTTGCTCTTGGCTTTTAATGGTTTGGGCTTGCACTTGGTTTTCGGCTCTTAACTCATCTATATTCTTTGATTGGTGCCAAATCCAACCGCACAAGCCCAAAATGGTTAATGCGATGATTGCTATTGCGTAGATTTTAAATCTGCTAAACATAACGCTCTTTCCTTTTCTCTGCGTTTAATTAAGCCTTGTAACTTTCGCCCGTCAGCATAAACCCAACGAGAAAGCTGATTGCATCCGTCAATATACTTACCACTCCGCATTAAACGAAACATTGTTGAGTTTTTGAGATTACCGCATCCGTTATTAAACGTAACAGATACCATAGCATCAAACACAGATTGTGGTAATGTTCTGCCATTGGCGTATCTATCAACGCACGATTCGGCAAGTTTAATATCGTTTTTCCATCGGTATGCGATTTCTTCATTTGTGTATTTCTTGCCAGGCTCTATCTTTTGTCCTGAGTATTCTGTTGAGCCAATACCAACAGTTAACACATCAGCGGGGCATTTATATGGAGTTGCCATACAACCCTCTGCGTTACCGATTATTTCCGCTCCAGCTGGGCTTAATCTTAATTCGCTGCCAAATTGAGAGTACATAATCCCAATAACTGCAACAACAGAGCAAGCGCCTAGTGCCTTTCTAGTCTTCCCCAACACCATCATCAAGCCCCCGCTCTAATCGTTTCATCCTTGCCTTGTGTATTTCTTCTGCTCTGCGCTCTTCGTTTTCTCTTGCTTTGCCCTCTTGGCATTTGGCGTACATATTAACGAGACCACTGATTAAACCGATGATTAAACCAAAAATAGCCAGCCATTCTTGGAATGAATACATCGCCCAGAATGCGCCAAAGCCAGACCAAAAAATACTTTGATTCCCTGCGTCTTTTAACATTCTCATACTCCACCTCGCTGTTTGTTTGCGGGGCAATAAAAAAGCTCACGTTTATTGTGTGAGCTTGGTGTTTGGATAATAAAAAACCCCGACCGTTTCCGATCAGGGCTATAAAATTTACTTATTGCGTTTGCTATGCGCTAAAACCGCAACTTATACTATATACTACAATTTTACTTGCAAGCTGTCAACAAAATAATTCAAAAAATAAATTAAAAAATTTTTAATTTTTTTTAAAAAAGATATTGACATAACCATTCTTGAGCCTTATAATAGGCTCATCTAAACAAGAGATGGCTATGGAGCCGCTAACTAATAAGCCTAAAGGAGGCGATTATGAAAAACTTAAACCAACAACTAAACCACCTAACCCCATCAGCAGATTGGATTACAACTAAATTGCAAGATGCGTATGATAACTTAAACCAACAATTAAATATTGTGGTTGATGATAAAAACGGATTTTTTGCAGTTGCGATAGCATACCAACAAGCCTGCGACCAAAAACCAGAAGTTGCTGACAAGATGCAACGTATAGCAAGTTTAATTGTAAAACGAGCTAACCAAATCGAAAAAAGACGTAAAGCGCTAATCAATAGCTTAACTATAACCGAACAAGAACAATTAATCATCGCTTAATAAATCAATACCCCACTAAATTAAGTGGGGTTAATCTTACTCTATTGGAGACTCAAAAAATGAATTACAAAGAAATCATGTATACTGTAGGTCAGCTTGTCCGCTGCGTTTATGGGGTTGATGTGCCAGTCAATGTACAAAATACCATTATCAGATTCCCGGCTAAAGGGATTGGCTTAATGAGTCAGCGCGGAGATATTATCAATACAGGTAACCAAGATGAGGTTATGCGCCTAATGGATAAAATCCCGAGCGATTTAACCGACCCTAAAGACAAAATGGAGTTTGACGCTCAAGGTGCTTTTTGGTTAGGTTACTATCATTACGCCAAGATAACAGATAATGTAGCAAACTATGGTGCTAACGAGTTAGCTGTAGTAGGCAATGCTCTATATGGCGATCAATGGCAAACTGCTTTATCTAGAGATCTTAATTTATCTAGCCCAAGACGTATGCGCGCTTGGATTTCTGGTGAGCGTAAAATCCCTACTGGTGTCTGGTTTGATATTATCTCGCTATTAAAAGCGAGACAGTTAAAAATTGAAGAGATTATTAAAAAACTAGCATAAATAAAAATGGCGCTTTGATTGCGCCATTTTTATTATCCTAAAAACATAAATTTTATTTTAGCAGCGACAAAAGCGCCTTTTAAAAATCTAATACCTTGCGCACGTTCTCTGTACATTTTAGCTGGTGAGATGTTAAGAGCATTGCAAATCTCTCTCTCGCTTGCTTGTTGTACGTATAAGCCCATTACTATTTGATATTGCAATAAGTTGTCATCGTGTAGGTTAATTATTTGAGTCTCTACTTTTAAACACTCATCATCGGTTAAAAACTTAATGTAGGCCTTTCTTGCTGTCGGTAGCACTGGGATTGAGATTGTTGTGCTTGGATATTCTGTGCCAATTCTGTCACGCCCCCAACAACTACCCCATTTTTCTAAAATTCGCTCAACGCTATAAGTCATTTACCACCTCACTAATCGACACTAAAACCTTTCCACCCTTGACTACACATTTGCGTACAATTCGCAAATCATCAATAACACTATCGTCCACCAACACGCCAGCTTTCACTAACGCATCTAATAATGATTTAAAAAGATTATCCAAATCACGCATTCTTCTATCCGGCATAAATGCTTCCACCACCACTGCAGCACGAATACCCGCTGGAAATCTTGCTGAGCGTCTAGTCATCCACGCAACCTGTGCAGCATAAGCACGTCCTTTTGCGCTAATTAATGTTTTCCCATTTACTCTGCGCCAGTAAGTATTAACCGAAGGTGGGAATGGTAGTTCAAGTGTTATCGTTGTCATAGAAATCTCACTTTAAAAAAGACCGCACTTTTGATTGTTAAACTATTAATCAATCACTAATGCACCAATCTTGATGGAGTATAAAAAGAACTTATGCCAAAGCTCTATTTGTGAACCATACTTTTCTTCAAAGGCTTTTACATTTTGATGTAATTCATTGTGATGAATTCGGCAAAGCGGAATACAATCCAAATCATCTGCTTTACTTCCCATCACACCATTACCATGGCCAATTAAATGATGTGGATCATCTGCTTGTTTACCACAACATACACAAGGCTGAGTTTTTACCCAACGTAACCATTTTTCAGAACGGATATATTGTGGCTTTGGTCTTGCCATATATTGAAGTGGAGGATCATCATCAGCTTTTAAATTTAAAATAGCTTTATCTAAACGGTCCATGTGATAAATAAGAGGATCTTCAAAACGAGTAGAACTTTCTTTATTGTCTCGTTCGTAATTTTTAACACTAAAAACCTTTCTTAATAACACATCACTTAATAAACGTTGAAGTCCATTCTTAAAACAATACAGTACTAAATCTGATTCCGTTAAAGGGCGGGCATGCTTTAAATCCACTTGGATTTTTGCAATGATTGCTTGCTCTATATTTTGTTCCACCACCAACGATGCTTTTTCTGCATCGTAGTTTCCCTTGCGCATTTCTGTATCATGGTGCCAACAAGTTCTAATAAAACCGTCTAAGTGCGGAGTAATTGTTAATTCTTTATGGCAGTATTCACCATCACTCAACTGACAATGCTTAATACTGGCCACAAAATTCATCAACGCTTTTTTTGTAAGTAATTTTGACCGCACTTCCTTATTTTTTAAGAAATCCACCACCAACGGTGGAAATTCTTCACTAATAGCTCCTTGCCAATTAACTACACCAGATTCCTTATGTTGTAATTCAGTAGGCTCTGGCATTAACACCATTCTCTTCGTCATTACTTGTGCAGCATTGCGCGGAATTCTAAACATCATTAAACCAAGGTCTGATTGTTTATATGGTGTCAATAACAATACTTGCATTAATGCCCCCGCAACGATCCTTTAATGCTTGCAATGATCTCTGCTTGACGTGTTTTTGAAACTGGCATTGATGTCGCTTGCGATGGTAACTGTTTTGTTGGCTCCGGTAATACTTCACCATTTTTTAAACGATCAGCCATATTGCGTAATGCTTGTTTAATTTCTTTGCGCAACTGCTCTACTGACCAAGTGTATCGACGACAACGACAATACAAATCAGTGATCAACCAATATTCCACGGTAGAGTTGAATTTAAATTTATCTACATCAGCCATCCCGTAACGTTGGAAACTGGCTAAACGCTGTACTAATTCTTCTTCTGACGGTAAATCCATCGGAATTTTGCACCATTCGATGAAATCAAACAGGTTTGGGAAATAATCATTTCTTGCTGCACGAACTCTTGCTAATCCACGCTCTAACATATCCACAGATAAAACATCATGGTTCACTAACTCTTCAATCCAAATAAACTTCGCTTCTTCCAATGCTTCGTCTGTTGGGTAGTTATAGCGCCAACGGTTGCAGTAAGCACACAAGCGATTGAATAACTGATTCACTAATTCTGAAACATGAGTATTTAAATCAACCCCTGAAACGCAATTTTCTTGTCTGATTGCCACGTTCATTTCAACATCCCCATTTTGCGTAGTTTTTCCGCTACTTGCGGATTACGAATTTGAATTTGTCTGCCCTTTGCCCAATCGGTGCTTTTGCTTGCCGGGTTTGGTGCACTGCCTTTCGGTTTTAACATCGTGCTATCAGCCATCACCCATGCACCGTCTCGCATTTCTGGTCTGCCCTTGTTATCCCAACGTTCTGAGCCGACAACATACTCACCGAAGTTTGTTGGACGGAAAATCGTACTTGGTCGGAGATACTCAACCATTTTCGGATCACGGCCCCATTTCGACACGAGATAATCCACCACACGTTTACACACACCCAAATCAAATTCAGCCAATCTAGCACCAATCGCTTGTTTTGTTTTGTCAGTGAGCTTGTAGCCTGTTGGTTTACGTTCGCCTTGTTCTTCAGCGAGATTCGCCAATGCCATGTTCAAATAATCCAATACAACTTGCTCAGCTGGGGGGACTATAGGGGGGTTATTTATATTTGTTTTATTATTTGTTTTTGTAGGGTGGCGTTTTTCGCCACTGGTAGCGGTGGCGTTTTCCGCCACTGGTGTCGTGGCACTTTTCGCCACTGGTGGCGCTTTTTGTAACTGGTGGCGTTTTTCGCCACTGGTAGCACTTTTCGCCACTGGTTTATTTTCAACGTTAGGAAGGTCTTTCACTAAATAGAATTCAGTCGTTCTTCCAGCTGTTTTAACAGTACGAATCAAACCAACTTCTTCAAGTTCTTTAAGAATTTCATAGATAGTCTTATCTCGGTTAATGCCAGTGAATTGTTTGAATTGTTCAATAGAAATAAAATCACTTTCTTTCTGCCAACCAGTCGTTTTACGAGCCACCAACAAATAGGCCTTTACAGCGTTACCAGAAAGGGCAAACATCACTTCATCTACAAAAGCATTAGGGATCTGAAAAGAATTAGGGATAAATTTGCTCATAGCATTAACTCCGAAGCGTAACGTTGTGCGATCCATTGAATACCTTTCGATGTCACGCGAGTTTGTGTAAAGTTGTGACCGTGCTCTGCTGTACCAGTTTTCACTGTAAATAAGCCACGGCTTTGTTTATCTGAATATGGAATAAGATTGCCTGATTGACGATATAACGCTTTATCTCTCTCTAGTGCAGCTATCATCGCTTTCTCTGGCATATTTAAGATTTTTGCCGTTTCGCGTAATGATTTTGTTGTGCCAATATCAACATAAAGATCCACAAAGTCCGCTTTAGGTTTCATCGCTTTATTCTCTAACGCTAAAGCTTGCTTCTCTTTCTCTGATGCCACCAACTGCTCTAAGGCTTGAAGATAATTCTGCGGTAAAAGTGCGGTCGGATTTTGTTGGTTTTCTAACTCTTGCCAACGGTCAATAACTGCCGCTGTGAATTCCGGTGAAAACTGAGCTACTAAAATATAAGTGTCGCGCTTATTCAAAAAGTACTCATAGTAGATTTGACCATTCTGTGGGTGGGTGTACGGTTTCGGCTGATACCCCCCAATCACACCTTTTGAAATAAGCGTTTCAATGCTTTTACACACGTCACTATGTCTAGAATTAACAAGTTTTGTTATTTCTCGACTGCTCATTGTTAATGCACTTGCATTTTTATCATTAATCGGTAATAATTCATTCATCTTGTGAACTCCTTGTGAGTGTAATTAACCACGGTGGCCGCCGTGGTTTTTTATTGCCGTTTATTAAGTGAAATCACACATTCAATAGAATGTTGTGTTGCAGCTAAATGTTTATTTAATAACTTGCGGATCAAATCTTCTTCACAGCTGGTAATCTCACCATCAGCAAGCGCGCTTTCTAATGCTTCAAATAGCAATCCACGAGCTGATAACTCATGTAATTGAATATTTGCCATTTCTACTGCATCTAAGTCATCTGCACAGGTATCTGGTACAAAACGTCCACCAGCGGCACGGCATAATTCTTCAATAAACTGTGTGCAACCATATTCAAGCTGAATAGCGATTAACTCTTCATTTTTGAATCGTTGGCCCTTTGTTTGATAAAGACGATTATTTAATTCACTTTCAGTAAATCCTAAGAATCCAGCTACCGCACTTTTACCACCGGGTATCTGTTCAATCATCTCTATAATTGTTTGTTTCATTGCCATAATTTTTGCCTTATTTTTATGGTTTTCTTTTTGATTTTTACTGATAAATTAATCCCACAAATCGGGGCGTAATTCAGATTTTTTAACTTTGCCATTAGTAAGTTCTTCAATCTTTGCACAGCGTTCAGCCGGTACTTTTTCACGCCATTTTGATACTGCCCAAGGTGTGATATTGAAGTGCCGAGCCATGGCAGAAATACCGCCTACGATTTCATAAGCTTTTTCGATTGGTAGCATCTTAACCTCTTTTCTATTTTAAGTAGCATAATACTACTACTAAAAATAGAATTGAATCAACTATTTTATTTACGTATTCTCTACCTTTAGTAGAAATAAGGGGGTTATATGTCAGATTTAGCAAGCCGAATTAATGAATTAATGGCTCAGCAAAATAAAAGAATAGGAGATCTTCAAAAGGCTCTAGGCGTAACCTATGAAATGGCCAGACGTTATACGCTTGGCACAGCCACACCAAGAGATGACAAAATTGAATCTATGGCTGAATACTTTGGAGTTAGTCCTGCTTATTTGAAATATGGCTCTACTGACTCAACTGAAACAAAAGTCACATCAAACATAAAAGAGCTTGGATCCTTTGATTTATGGGATAGAAACACGCCATTAAATAGTGATGAAGTGGCAGTGCCTTTTTATCAAGATGTCCGACTTTCTGCTGGTAATGGATTTGCAGATGACATCGCAGACTATAACAATTTTAAATTACGCTTTTCTAAAGCTACATTAAGAAAACAAGGTGTGCAGTTTGAAAATGCGGTGTGTGTAATTGCTGACGGTAATTCTATGGAACCAGTTATTCCAGACGGAACAACTGTGGGAATTGATTTGGGCAATAAGACAATCCGAGACGGCAAAATATACGCTATCAATCACGGTGGCTTGTTGCGCATAAAACTACTCTACAATATGCCTAATGAGCAAGTGAAGATCCGCAGCTATAACAGTGATGAACACCCTGACGAAATAGCAGAATTACAAGACATTTCAGTGCTTGGTAAAGTGTTTTGGTACTCGGTGTTGTTGTAGTGAGCATAGAAGTTATTTGTAAATACTCAATAAAGCCTAATAAAAATGAACAAAAAAAAGAATAATAATTCCCAAATAAAGTTTAGGGCACCCTACAAATCAGGAAAATATCATATATTCCCAACACCAAACATACTTAATATATATAATGAAGAATCCTATGAAAGCACAGTAAGATACATTAACTCACTAGACAGTATAATAAAGAATAAGTATAAATATGTAATCATTAGCTTTGCTGATTGTGAATATATTAAAGCAGCAGCAATGATGATTCTTTATGCAAAAATAGAAACTATCCTAAAAAAATCAGATGTAAATATATCTATAAAAATGAGCCTAAATAATGAAATTAATAAGTTTATAAAACAAGTAGGTTTAGTTTTTTTATGTACCAATAGATGCTCAGAAAATGATATTAGAAAAACAAAAGATAACTATCCAATTATTAATGGAAATGAGGGTGAGTTCAGAGATGATATTATTGATTTTATAAAAAATGAGATATATCAAGGAGCGCTAACTGACGAAGAAGAATACACTCTTAGTGACGCAATCCAAGAAGCGATGAGTAATGTTTATCGCCATGCCTACCCCAAGCATACCCCAAGCAATCAAAGACCTTGGTGGTGGATGTGTACAGTTGTAGATGATCAATTATTTCTTCTATTATACGATAAGGGGCAAGGAATTCCCTCTACTTTTACCAAAGGCAATACGTTATTTGACGAAATTGATTGGGATAGTAGCGACGTAAAATCTGCAATAACGCCGAAACTAAAACAATATGGATTACCAGAATCTACCAATATAGCAGAAGTAATCAAAAATACTACAGTCTCAGACTCTATTATGATAAGTCTAGCAATGTCTGATGACATAACAAGAATGACTGGAAATGACGAAGATAAACACGGTCAAGGTAGCAAAAGCATAAAAAAACTTGTTTCTGACAATAAAAATGGTAAGTTATGGGTGTACAGTAATAGAGGATTATTTTTCTATCAAGATGATAGAACATTGCCTGAACTGTACAATATGAGAAATTCAATTGAAGGCACTTTAGTGCAATGGAACATAAGGATAAAAAATGATTAAAACCATTACCATAGTCAATGATTTTTCCCAAAGTCCTTATGGGCGTAACGAATACGATGTAACTCCTGAAGAATACAAAAATACAGGGAAAGCATTTAGAGAAACGCTGTTAGCTCCTGCTTTAAGAGATAAAAGCAATGATAAAGTAATCGTCGTCCTTACTGGATATAACCGATATGGTCGTTCATTTTTAGATGAAGCATTCGGAGGATTAATTAGAAAAGAGGGATTTACCTATCAAGAACTTCTAGAACGCTTGGAATACAAACATGATACTGTAAAAAGTATAGTAAACTTGATTAGTGAACGCCTTGTTAAAGCCGCCAAAGATTTGGGACAGCTTCCAGATGAAGATATTTAAGGCTAAGTATATCATATCAATAGTGCTTATAATGGCAGTTATTGTTCAATTGACAATATATTTTGGCAAATTACTAGATTTAAAAGATAGCATTACTGTATTTACATCATCTATTGTTACTGCCGCTGGTTGGTATTGGGCAGCACATTTAAATCATAGAACATTTGAGAGAAGTGAATTTATAAAAAACAAGGATAAATTAACTAATCTTGTCGATTCTTGTTTTGACAAACTTGATGAATTATTCTCTAAAAGAGAAACTACATCGGAAGATATAGATATTTTTATAACAGAAAAGACAATTGAAATAGAAAATAAAGCATCCCAACTGTCTAGAGTATTTAAATCTAAAATTATTTTCCTTACCACAGACACTATAACAAAGATGAAAAGCTACCCGTTAGATTTATTTGAGAATAATAATATGTACAATGAGCAAAAATCTAAATTGCGAAAATTTAGAACTGATGTTCTTGAAGAAATAGATCAAAATTATGAAGAGTGGTTAAAGAAATTATAATTTTTATTTAACCTCCATGACCGCCCTCGAGGCGGGGTTTTTTTTTTTTTTTTTTTTTTCTTTTATTTCAACATATAACTCTGATAGGATTCTTATATTATGACCTTTAGAAATTAACTCTTGCGCCTTTATTTCCTTATTACTTAATTCCTTTCCTGCTAATCGGCTCTTGTCTTGAATTCCTTATTAGAAATATTTCCATTTAAGACCTTCAGTATTAAATGTGAACTGCTTCTTACCAACACTATAAATTGGCAGTTCGACAATTAATTTCTTAGATTCTTTCAGTTTTAATACAAAGTTATTAAACTTGTTATCATCTTTCTCAAAGAGAAATAAAACACCAGGATTATCTGGTAGTTTAAGAAATGAGTAGTTTTCAACTTTATCACTGTCGAATTTTATAGCAATATTACAAACCCTATTACATTTGAAATGCCCACCATGTAAATTGAACAAAACACCATCTCCAAATTGGCTATGTCGTCTAATTGCGATAGATGCTTGAGTATCTTTTTCATATGGTGCTGGCAAATCCACACTGTTAGATGAAAATTTATATGCAACATAAGTCATTTTATTCCTCATTTCATCCATCTTCTCTATATATTGCCAGTTTTGTATATCTGTTTTTACGGACTGTTCATCAGCTTTAAAAACAGAATCGTAACATCTTAAGCGTTCTGATTCATCCTCAACCTTTGCGCAACTTTCACTGCTATCTGTGGCAAATCCAATAATAGGGAAAATACATAAAGCAGCTACCAATATTCTTTTCATATAACCTCCATTAAAAAGTGCGGTCATTCTACTTAAAAAGTAGAACGTATTCCGTGAGCAGCATCTCAAATCACAATATTCATCGATTAAAAAATAAGCAATCAAACACCAACTAACAAAATATTTTTCCTTAAAAATCAAATAAATACTACTTTTAATAGAAAATAATTCTACTTTTATGCAAATTTTAGTTGCATAAATATCTACTTTAAGTAGAATTAGCCACAACAAAGCAAAACACTTTGAATCGTTCTTTAAAAACTTGAAACAGGTTAATGATGGGAATTCATGCTCTTATCGAGCTTAGCAAGAACAACATTGCGAATAAGTGGATTTAACTCATATTTATCATTAGTCCAGCCGTACGAAATAAGTTCTTTTGACAAGAGTTTTTGAATGGCTAGCTGAGTTCTGTTATCTGGGAAAATAATTCGCTCATTAAGGCAGGACATTGCAAGAATATATTGCTCTTCTGGTGATAAATTATGAAGTAGATTGATTAATCTAGCTTGCTCTGAATTAGTTTTTAATGATTCACGCAGTTTTGAAAAAATTGATTTGGCCGCATTAGAAATAAGAATCCAAATCATCGTAGAAACCAACGCAAATATCAAAGAACCAAAATTGGCAAGAGTGAACCAATCAGGAAAGAATGCTGGTGTTTTAGCGTTGAGATACAACGTTAATTCTGGCGGAATGAACGTAAAGCCAATAAATAAGAAAACGAAGAACATAGTCATGTGATTAAAAACTACTTTGGTAAGTATGGTATTAAGTAACTTGGCGTACTCTTCCATGATGTTCCTCTGATTAAATTGTAGTCGCAGAGAGCATTATATTCCTCGTTGTAGTCGCATACAAGAGGGCTTGAGCCTTACAAGTATAAAGAAAGGCACTCATCATTAACCTGTTTTGAATTTTAGAAAATTTGGATAAAAACACACTCGTGAAAATGCCATTTGTGAAAATCGCCAGTTGCAGATTAAAAGCCCTGCACCAATGAGTGTGAGATATTGCGGTAATGACAAACGAAGCCAGTCGGTGGGAAAAGCTAAACGCAATATCACATTTTAAAGCACATTTGAAGTACAGAGACACAACGGCACGTGAAACCGTTGCGAATGATAGAGATAAGTGTGCTTTGAAATGGTAATAAGGAAACTAAGGAGCAATGCAATGATAAATCCAACAATTACAATCTCTCAAAATGAATATGAGTATCTTGTTGAGCAAGCAAAGATAGTTAAATTTATTGAGCATTACAAGCCATCAATATGTAATGACGGCGAATTCGGAACTTATGAAATGGTAGTAGGGAGCGATGGATTAATTACTACGGTTAGATATGGCACGCTGTCAGAATGTGTTAAATGTGCAATTGAAGATATCCGAGCTATGCAGTCTGTTTACTGGGTTGGAGAGGAAACAGAAATTTATGCTGGAAACTCCCTCGAAGAAATTCTTCATGCGTTTTATTCAGAAAAAGAGCGCGAGGAAATTTTAAGAGATAACCTTTATGGACAGGTTGATTTAAACCAAAAATACCCAGTAAAGGAAGACTCAAGCTCTATTGCAATAGAAAAAACCATTAAAGAATTGTTAGAAGAAATAGTCACTTTCCCGGATTTGATTTTAACATCTTACAATTAGCCGAGCATGAGGGCTTAAAACTTATGCAACCTATAAAATTGGTTCCTTAGGTTTGCCCTCCGTAAAACGAGGGCTTTTTTATCCCGAAAAATTACCTTACAATCAAAGTAATTTTTAATATATAAAGGGAATGCTATGAAAACCGTTAAAGCAAGACTGACTGAGTTAAAAAACTTAATTAATACAAAAATCAACAAAGACTATGAGTGGATGGGAGAAATAAAATCACCCGAAATTATCAAAGAAATAGAGCACCTTTACCCCCTAATAGAGAAAATAGAAAAATCGGGAAAAACCCTTGAAATTTCCTATGCAAAATATATTTCTCTTCAATTAATTAAAAAAATAATTCGCATCCTTAATAAAAAAAGAACGAGTAATAAATGGGATGAATATGATGTAAATTCATTTATTTTATCTCTAATCAAACTAAGAATGACAATCAAGGAATTATATTTAATTGAAGTTAAGGGCGAATTAAGAACAGAAGAAGAACTCAATGCTATTGCTGCCGATATATCTAAAGCAAAATTGAATCTAGAAGAACATATCTCACTTGAAGAACAGTTAGTAGAGAATAAAAAGGAGTTTGAAAATTTAAAAAACTCTCTGATTACACTCAAAAAATCTTATAACGATGCACAAGAACAAATAACTGAAATTTCCCAGTGGCACGAACAGTCAGACACATTAAGTAACAATATTTCGACCTATGCAAGCACCGCACAAAATAATCTTACTAAAATCACGACATTAGCAACCACGGCGGAAACCAATAAACCCAAAATCGAAAAATATCATGAAGATATTGAAGGTATGATTAAATTATTCAATAAACAAAAAGAGGAGATTGAAATGATTATTGAAGACGCTAACCGAGCAAGCATGGCAGGTTCGTTTAAAACTCAATCTGAAAATATCGATAGTAAAATGAAAGATGTAGATAAAATTTTGCTTGGCTCACTTATTGCAACATCTGTTATTTCATTTATCAATTATTCAACAAGCCTGAGTGCAACAGACAGTCTTAATATTTTACAATTTCTTGCTAAGTCTATTGTGACAATCCCGTTACTTGTCATCGCCTGGTTAAAGGCTAAAGAACGGGCTTATCTCTTTAGATTAAGGGAGGATTATAACTACAAATATTCCTCAGCAATGGCATTTGAAGGTTATAAGAAACAAGTACAAGAACAAGACCCTAAATTACATCAGCAACTTCTGCAAATTGCCGTGGATAATTTGGGGATAAATCCAACCAAAGTCTTTGACAAAGATTTAAAAAGCACACCACTTGAAACGATTATCGATGGCGTAGGAAAACGCCTGGATAAAGCTGTTGATGGTATTAAAGGAGAGGTGAATGACATTCCAAAGAAAACAAAAGAATTAATTGATGATGAATAACCTGCTCCCTCAAATTCTCAGCGCTTTTTATTGACACCGCCTCCACTTCAGATTAATATACCCCCACTTCCAAGCCGTCTCCAACGGCTTTTTTTGTACCTAAAATTCACAGGAGAACAAAATGGCATCACTCACATACCAAGACTTATGTAAACAACAGCAACAATACAATGACATTCTAATTGGACGCAGAGCAACATTAAGAGAGCAAATCAGACAGCTTAGAGTAGCGCTGGCAATGGATTTAGGACTACTAGAAAGAACCTACAAAAAACAACTTAATGACCCAGCCCCGACAGAACCTTATGTGAAAATAACTGATTGTGAGGGCGTTCCAAGCGAGGAGCACCAACTTAAAGCCGAATATGACTGTTTACACAATCCGAATATCACATTTGGATTAACGTTAACACTGGAAGAAGGTCCAACAATCTACCCCAAAAAACCGGTTCGACTTGTTATCACAGCTTATTATCTTTCAGAAAATTCCGTAAGATTCGTCTTTCCTAATATTGACGGCACGCCCTCTTTCGGGGTTCGTATTGATGACGATGAGCAAAGTAAATTTACTCAAGTTGTAGAAGCCTATAAACAGCTTGTAATGAAAACTTTTACAATTTAATTTGACAAAAACCGCCATCAACGGATAAGATAACCACACTATTAAATCAAGTCGGTTATTTAACGCTCCGATTAAAAAGCGGTTTTTTTATGCCTAAAATTTAAAATGACCAGATCTGGTCATTTACAATGGTCGGGTCTAGAGAGCCTAATAAAACACCTTCGGGAAATAAGCTCCGCCAGCTTGATTTGGTAGTTGAAGCCCGATCCAACCCTACTAAGGTTGATCGAATTACTAACTGAAAATCAAGGGGCATAAAATGTCAAATCAACTTACAATTCTCAAAACATCCGTTCGTTCATACGAAAATTTATTTTCTTTAAACGATCTTCATATCGCCAGTGGCAACTTAGAAAAACACAGTCCAAGAAGATTTACTCGCCTTGACACCACCAAAGCACTGATTGCCGAAATCGAAAAAGACAACCAACACGCTTTAAAAATTATTCGTGGCACCAACGGCGGAACCTACGCTTGCGAAGAACTGGTGATTGCCTATGCCATGTGGATCAGCCCACAGTTTCATTTGGTGGTGCTCCGCGCGTTTATGGCAATGCACCGTAACCAACCACAACAACTTGCACTTCCTGAACCTGAAAAGAAATTCACCTTTGAATTTACCGAGTATGAACTTCAAGAGCTTGCTTGGTTGTGGTTCGCTTTCAAACGTGGCGTAGGCACATTCCAACATATTGAGAGAGCCTTTAATGTTTTAGGCTCGAACATGAGCGGGCAAATCTACGGACAGGCTTACGAATATTTAAGCGTGCTACGTTCTACCAATCAAATCTTAAACCGCATTACAAGTGATTTTGACATCGACCAAATGACAAACTGGCGTGTATTAAAACACTTGCGAGGCTTTAATCCAAAAGCAGTCAAAATCGACTTCTAAAAACAACGGAAAATCCGACCGCACTTTTCTACAAGAAATCCGTGTGGCGGATTTTCACACCCTAAATTCACTAAATTGATTAAAAAGGAAACAAAAAATGGAAAAATTTACTGATGTCTTCGCAGAAATTACACGCCCTTTAGCAAAGCTTGCCTGTGCGATTTTTATCGCCTTCCTGATTGGCGGAATCTCCTATTGTTTTGCAAGCGAGCCAACAGCACTTGAGCGAGAAAAAGCGAGAGTGCAGTGGATTGCTGAAAACGGTGAGTATCAAAAGAATTTAACCGAAGAAGGCGAAAAACAGGCTCGTGCTTACGTATCTATTAAACAAGCTGAAATTAATAAGGAATTGAAATGAAACTACCTTTTAAAACCAACAGCGAACTTGCCGCCAAAGAAGAGCGCAAGAAAAATTATCAATCCGCTTATGTGCTTTGGAAAAAAGCATCAAAGCTAACCGGAAAAGAGATAAATAAGCACTGGTGCATGAGCCGTGCGGAATGGTGTCAAAAAATGCACCAAGAAGAAGTGAAACTTAAAACGAGAAAAATATATGTACCGCATTAATACCTATTATGGCCATACCATTGACTACATCAAGCCAGATCCTAACGAAATTGATATTCGTGATATTGCGCATAACCTTAGCTTTGAAAACCGCTTTATTGGTCAAACTGCTGAACCTTATAGCGTAGCGCAGCACTGTGTGCTTGGTAGCTATATTTTTGAAGAAATGGGATTGCCTGAGCTTGCATTTCTTTTCCTACTGCACGATGCGGCAGAAGCATACTTGAAAGATATTCCTACTCCACTCAAACATTTGCTAAGCGAGCCTTATCGCAATATTGAAGATCGCTTTAATTTAGCAATCCACCAGCGTTTTAATGTTGAGTATAAGAAATTGCCAGCAATTAAATCTATGGATTTATCGATGCTTGCAACGGAAAAAGAACAGTTACTTCCCCCAGCATCTGTAGAGTGGCCGCAATTGAAAGGTGTCTCTCCGGCAAATATCGCAATTGTTTTTTGGCAACCACATGAAGCCGAATCAGCATATCTTGACCAATTTAAACACTTAACTGAGATTTTAAACTATGGCGACAAGTAAGAAACCGCGTAAAAAGCACGATAGAAATGCCAACATTAAACGGCAGAGCGACAGAATATGTCGCAACTCTCTTGTGCTTTCAGTTATTGGATTAGGAAACGACGGCACAGAATGGATAAAAAATAATATTCCACAAGATAGAACAACGGCCACTGAACAAGATTTTGAACTGATGTATAACAAATCTCGACCATGGTCGTTTGTTTTCGGTGTTATTTGCCGTGATCAACTTGGAAGAGGTTATATAAAATTTGAATATCAATCTCTTGCTAATCAATTTGCATTCACCGCACCTGAAATGACTGATTACGTTAATGACAATATCAATGCCATTTTAAACGATGTAAACGAAGAGCATGTGCTCTCCCCTTTCCTTATTGCATCACCAGAGAAAAAAGAGTTTACAGACGATTACATCAAAAAACTTTTAACCTGGAAGAAAGTGGAAACAACGCTAAAAACGCCATTCGAAATTAAAGCGTTGCGTGAAGAAGGAATGGCCGCATTACGTGAAATAGATCCAACAGCTTACTCAGATAAAGCAACTTGGACGATCCTTCGTAAAAATGGCTGTAATGATTTTGCCGATATGCGATTAGTTGGATTAGAGAAATATCAACACTGCAAAGGAATTGGTAAAAAACGCATTCAAAGTCTGATTGATGGCTATCACGCATTAATCAATGACGAAAAATTAATTCCAAAATTGACCGCACTTCGTGAATTTGAAACTCAAATTTATATCCACCAACAAACAATGGCCCGATTAAATCGAGCTGCACAAATGTAGGAGAACCACATGGCTAAATTTATCAAACTAACTAATACAGATGAATCAGATATTTTCATCAATGTAGAACAAATTCAAACCATCACTAAAGATGAAAATGACACAGCTATTCAATTTGAAGATGGCACTATCTTTGTGAAAGAAACCCCAGAACGAATTATTCACTCAATCCAATCTGGCGGTGCGGTTAATGTATTACCAGTCGTTGATGTTATGACCGCTAAGTAAAAAACGACCGCACTTTTTGGGAGTAAAAATGATAGATGACACATTATATCGGTTAATTATGACCGTTCTAATATCTTTTTACTTTATTTTAATAGGAAGAAAACTACAGAAACTCGATGAAGATAGAATGAAAGAATGTGAGTTTTACTTCAGAATTAAAATTTGGCTTATCTCTCGTGGGGTAAAAGATGTTTAGACAGGACGTACAAGTATCAAATGGCAAAAGATACGTTGTCATTGAGTGCCAATTTGGACATGAGTGGGGAATGGTTAGAGAGACTAGGGAAACGGTCAGCGAGGGAGAGGCATTGGAAATCGTCCAATATTGGATTAAGTACAAAAGAATAAAACCAGAGCAAATTATGGTTATTGAAGTGCCTGATATTTGCAAACCGTGGTAAATCAATATTTAACAAATCCAATAGGCGTTCAAGTGGCGCCTTTTGTTTTAGGAGACGAGATGAAACTAATTTTAGATGCTTGCTGCGGCGGAAGAATGTTTTACTTTGATAAAAACAATCCGAATGTGCTTTTTGCAGATATAAGAAACCAAAAACTAAGTTTTAAGGATCGTGACAAATCTTGGTTAGTCAAAAAATACGGACGGCTTGACGAGGATTAGCGAACGCAGCTTAAAAAAGTTTTGATGAATGTATGAGGGTGCTTGATGACGGCGGATCGCTTATTTTTAAGTGGAATGAAACGCAAATAACGGTCAATGAGATTTTAAAAATTATCGGCGTAAATCCAATAATTGGACATAAATCTGGGCGCCTGAATAATACACATTGGATGTTGTTTGTGAAAGGTGCTAGTTATATAGGAGATAATACAAGATGAGTAAATACTTTAGTTATGACGCGATCGATGTGAATTTATATGTCCATGACACCGCAGAGGAGGCCAAACAATCCGCGTTAGATATTGCCGAGGATGGATATAACTTAAGTTCAGGTTGGTGTGACGGACTTTCAAAAGGTTCGCAGGATTTAATCAAAAGTATTTGTTATGGCGTAATCCTTGGCGGGATTGATTTACCTGTTCGCCAGCCCTCTGTTGATCAAGATGGAGCGGATGCAGTGGCGGAATTTAAGTATATGGTGCAACCTCCTGTTATTGTTGAGTATGAGCAAAATAACGGCTGGATTAAACGTGAAGATAGATTGCCAAATGAATACGAATACGTATTAGCCTGGATTGAAAGTAGATATAAGCCGGAATACAAAAGCGTCACGATTACGCATTTTTATGATGGCGAATTTGAAATACAAGCTGTCTGCCATTTTAATGTTTTGTACTGGCAACCACTTCCAGCACCGCCGAAAGATAAATAGCCTTAGCCTCTATAACCATTTTCGTTAAGGAAGAAGATTTATAAATAATGCCGCTCTTATGGGCGGTTTTTTATTGGAGTAAATATGGATATTAATATCTACGAAGATTTTTTATCAAAAGCAGAAATTGAGTTTTTGACTGGCAGAAAGCATAAATCTCTTGTTGTTGAGCAGCTAAATGCGATGGGGATACCTTTTAAGCGGAACGCCAACGGGTATCCTATTGTACGCAGAGATTATGACAAAGTAAAATCTCGGACTGCTAAAAATGAATTTAAAAATCATGAAAATAATGCTTGGAGACCATCTGTGCTACAGGCGTAGGAGGTATATATGGCCAGACCGCGTAAGCGTGAAAACCAGGGCTTACCACAAAACTTGTTATGTCGTAAACGCCAAAGAAAAAATGGGAAGATTGTAACCTATTACTATTATGTAATGATAGATAAAAAAGAAAAGGCCCTAGGAACGGATAAGCATCTAGCTGTATTAGAAACGGCTAAGCTCAATTGTGACAGGGTTTTAATGAAAAGTGAAGTCGCCACATTCTTGACAGTTGCAATAAGATATGAAAATGAAGTATTGCCGATGAAGGCGGAAGGAACGCAGAGAACCAACAAAACAAACATTAAACGCTTGCTTGAGTTTTTCGGCAATCCACCAGCCCCACTTGATGACATTGAGCCATACCATATAAAACAATATTTAGACTGGCGAAAACATCAAACTGCATCAGCAAATAATGAGGTTGCATTATTTCACCACATATGGATGAAAGCCCGTGAATGGGGATATACAAAATACTCCTGCCCGAGCGAAGGAATCCAGCGATACAAGGTTAAGTTCCGCGACATTTACGTGGAAGACCATATTTTTGAAATGTTAAGAGAATCAGCTGATCCGATATTAAGAGACTTGCTTGACGTGGCTTACCTTACAGGACAAAGACCAGTTGATATAGTTAATCTCCAGCCGAGTCAAATCATTGATGGAGTATGGCAAGTTAGACAGCAAAAAACAAAAAATAAAGTAAGTATCGCAATTGTAGGGAAATTAAAAGAGATCTTAGATAGGAGGATGGCGGAAAATAAACCCTATCTATTCTGCAACAAGTACGGGAATAGGTTAAAGCCAATAATTCTGACTCACTGGTTTATCAAGCTAAGAGCCAAAGCCGCTAAAAAACATCCTGAATTTTCAGACGAGCTCCTTGCCGTCCAATTCAGAGATATACGTGCGAAAGCTGGTACGGATAAATTTTTGTCTTCAGACACCGAATCGGCTCAAAAACAACTTGGCCATACAAACGCCCAGATGACAAGACGTTACATAAGGAGGAATAAGATTGTCCAACCAACCAAGATATAATTTCGGAACGCTTTGTATAATTTCGGAACTATAGTAATTTAAATAATAATTAATTTATTGAAATCATTAATATTTATTGGTTACTATACGTCATCTAAATTTTTATTATAAATACTTTTGTTGTCTTACTTTACAAGATAAGATGTAATTCCTAGAAATTTGAATATAACACTTGAAA